CAAGCCTCGCGTGAAACGGTCCTCGACGAAGCAGGAAGAAAATACTGCGCTCAAAGAGGCTGCGTAGATTTATGCAGATTATTGAGATTATCGCAGACATTTCAGAGCGGCTATTATTTGTCAGAGCGCAAGAAAAATAAAAAATTTTCGTAAAGTATACTTTACTTTCGTCAGAAAGTCCGCTATAAACGAATCATCAAACGAACAGGAGAACGACAATGATTACGCTGACCGAATACGAAAACAATATCCTCAATAACGCTAAGTACTACGGCGTTAGCCTTTTCCTCGGCGCGGGCCGCCATGACGCTTATACGACTAAAACGCTCGCTGAGGCGCGTGAGGTCGGTGAGAAAATGATGGCTCATCATAAAAATGGCCGTAAAGCGCTGATTTATGCTATCGATGCCAAGGGCTCCGCTACGCTGGTCACGGAGTAATCGTTATGCCAATGATGACGGTTACGCAATGTGCTGAATTTATGGGCGAAGATTTCGTGTTCGAATTCGAATGCGATGTTTACCATTTCGGCTCAGCCGATGATGCATGGGGGGATGATCCCGGCGCAGGGCCGGAGTTTGATGTTGAAAGCTGTTGTATGTATCGGGACACACCGCGGCAGGAAGCACCAGCGATGGAAGTCACGGGAGCAATGTTATCGCTCATAGAAAAAATTTTCTATGAGAAAAACGCTAAAGATATCGTAGACAATGCGGCCGAGGAATACTGGACCAATAAATGGTCGGGCCACGATTATTAAGGATCTTCAATGGAACTTGTCAAATACCGCGACATGTATGTTCGCGCTGGCTTGAACGTTGACAAAGAGATGGTCAAGCAATGCTACGATAACTACCAGCATTTCGATAATCTCGACGGCGCAGTCGTTATGGACTGGGGTATGAACATCGGTGGTTTTGGCAAGATGATGGCGGGCCACGCTATTAAGCAGTATATCGGTGTTGAGCCCCACCCCGAGAATTTCGAGGTCGCTCAAAAGAACCTCGGCGAGTACGAAAATTTCACGCTCATAAATGCGGCTGTCACGACAGCGATGGTTGACACTATCGATCTGTGCCTGACGAAGAGCAAACAGAATTTGTGCTCGGGCGCGACGAACATTAAGAGTAATGGCGCTCGCGGGATGCGTACTGTCGTTATCCCTGTAAAAACGGTAAATCCCCTCGAGCTGATAATCAAGCATCAGCCTACACATCTAAAGTGCGACATTGAGGGCGAAGAGTACCGGATTTTCGGCGATATGGAGTGGCGCGTCCCGGATTGCATCCAGCAGCTGGCGCTGGAGTTTCATTGGCAGGATAAGGTGCTGGCTTATGACCTCTACCGGAAGAAACTCATGGATCAAGGTTTCAAGCCGATTTATGAAGAGCTGAATTACATCAAGGGCAAGAAAGAGACGACGTTCCTCGGCAAGCCGCTCGCTTATCGTAACATTTGGGGGCTTGACGGTGTATACACACGCTGAGAACCGCGATAAGCCATTCATTGATTGGCGCGCGCCCGAGCGTCGGATGGAGGGATTTCTACTTTGGTTAAATTGGCGTCTTACATTCAATGACTTAGATCATTACATGGTGTCTAATACATATCGGGACGCTACCGGCTCAAAATCGCCGACTGGTCAACCGATGACAGAAGAACAGACGCTTTGGTATGCTTTATTATTTGGGTGCACCTACCAAAGCTCTATGGCATGGGTTATTTACTGGAATTTCCCGAATTTCTGGGAGATAAATCTTCAAGAGCTTCAGAAATGGAACGTCGATAATCTTAAAAGGCAACGATATGCCCGCGACACAAAATATAATTACGGGCGCATCGCTGACCAAGTCAGATCAATGCAGGAAATTATCGGGCCGTACGGTTCGATTAAAAAATGGGTTGAAAATCAGTTGACGGATGACGAGAATAAATCGTTCTTTAATGTGTATAAAGAAACGATGCGTCTATATAAGTTCGGAAGAATGACCACGTGGCTTTTCACGCAGGCTTTGTTTGAAATGGCTAACGTTCCAGTTCGCCCCCACACAATGTTATGTACTCACGACGGATGTTGGTCAGTCAGATCAGGCTTATGCTATCTTTACGGTCGCGACGACTTAATCGAGTCTAAAACCAAGGTAAAACTGAGCAAGGACGATTTGCAGTGGATCTCCGGAAAAGAGCTGGATTTATACGCGCAAGCTTACGAGTATATTTCTGCAGCAAACAAGCCAGTCTTTTCCAATTATTTGCTGGAAAGCCAACTCTGCCAGTATAAAAAGCTAATGCTCGGTGGAGACTATGGCGGCCATTCTTCAGGGGATCATTTTTCTCGGGCGTCACATTTGCAAAATATGTGGCAGGGTGAAGTAAATTTCTCCGCATTCTTCGAAGACGCAATCGCCAAGCATCACCCGCTGGTCAGGGGTAAGCGAGAGAATAAACCGCTGCGCGATTTATGCGTCAAAACGGGCCAGTTGATCAATATGCATCAGGAATATGACTATCTGCCGAACATGTATCTGGAGTTAGGTATTGATCCGGACTGGCTGTTCGGCGAAGAGCACAATCGACTAATCGAAAAGAAAATCGAGGCGTTTCATGTCTAAGAAAATTCGCGTTGCTATTGTCGGAATCGGTAACTGCTGCTCGGCGCTCTATCAGGGGCTCGAATATTACAAGGATCACGAGGAGGAAAATATTCCCGGCGTGATGTATTCTCGAATTGGTGGATATCATCCGGCGGATATTCAGGTCGTCGCGGCTTTCGATGTTGACCGCAGGAAAGTTGGGCGGCCCATTGGCGAAGCGATTTTCGCAGCACCTAATTGTGCGCGTGTTTTCTGCCCAGACGTACCAGCGGGCCCCACCGTTCTAATGGGGACCGTTTTGGACGGAGTGTCAGAGCGCATGGCTCAGCAGCCGGAGAAATATGGCTTCCGAGTGTCGAACGAAGACCCGGTCGACGTCGTTAAAGCGCTCAAAGATTCTGGGGCGGATATTCTGATCAATTATCTGCCGGTTGGCTCGCAGGAGGCGACAGAGTTCTACGCGCAATGTGCGATTGACGCTGGTGTTGCGCTGTTGAACTGCATTCCGGTTTTCATAGCGAGTGATCCAAAATGGGAACAGAAGTTTATTGATGCGGGGTTGCCGATTATTGGCGACGATATTCGTTCGCAGATCGGGGCGTCTATCGTGTCACAAGTCATCCAAGAATTAGCATTTGATCGTGGCGCTGTTGTAGAATTTCATAGCCAAATCAATGTCGGAGGCAATGCCGATTTTGGAAATATGGTTTCACAAGAGCGACTTGCAAGTAAGAAAACCTCAAAGGAAAACGTGATAAAAGCCCAAAATGATCTTCGCGGAATTCCAGTTCCTGACGAATCATTATTCGCTGGGCCATCGACATGGATCCCATACCTTAAAGACAATAAGATAGCACATTTCGATGTTCGCATGCGCGGGTTTGGTGACGCACCAATCATTTTAGAAGCGCGCTTGTCCGTGCAAGATAGCGAGAACAGTGCAGGAGTGGTCGTGGACGCAATTCGGTATTTGGCTGTTGCTAAAGAACTCGGGATTGTTGGGGCACTGCGTGGACCTTCGGCGTTCACTAAGAAAACCCCACCACAGCAGATGCAATATGCAGATGCAAAAGCCGAATGTGAAGCTTTCGCTAAACGTGATTTGGCAGCGTTGAAAGCTCGGAACACTTATGCCAAAAATTAACGGCTACGACATAGACGGTGTCATCGATATGCACAGCGAGGTCGGGGTTTACCCCGGCCCCAACGATGTTATTATCACTGGGAGGAGTTTCGAGGAGACACAAGAGACGCTCGAAATGCTTATTCGGCGGGGGATAAAGAACAAAGTTTTCTTTAACCCCCTTCGATTCGACGAGAAGACGCGTGAATCATCCGGACAGCACAAGGGAAGAACGTTACTGTCGTTGATGGATGCAGGGTTTGAAATAGGGGTCTTTTTTGAGGATGACCCGATACAGGTAGCTGAGATAAGAAAGATATTACCTGATCTTAAGATTGTGCATCTCGTACACGATCTGACTGAAAAAGAGAACGTAAGGCACAAATAAACTTGCGTAATCAGTAAACACGGGATAGAATGGCGAGAACCAAAAGCGGGCTCAATCGCTTTTGGTTCTCTAACCTGTCGAACCATTCTCGGTGGCCCGTGGCTAAGAAATCTATCGCGCCAAAACCCCCAAAAGTAAAGTTTCTCTTTCGCCCGAGCGAAGCTCGGAAGGCGGAACTTCGACGTACGTATGACTGGCTTATTAATCGTGCGCGTGGTCGTATAAAAATTAAAGGAGTTCACGATAACCACCATATTGTCCCCAGCTGTCTTGGGGGATCGGACGATAAATCAAATATCGCTGTTCTTACTTATGATGAACACTTTTTAGCGCATTGGATCCTTGCTCTGATCACAGAAGGTCAAAACCGGTATTTAATGTTAAATGCTATTATGAGAATGGTGTGTTTAAGTGACACTCACTCAAATAGAATAATTCCACGTTGGAGGTATAAACTAGCTCGGCAAGCTGTAGCTGAAGCGTCTCGAGCCTTTAATACGGGCAAACCCAAACCGGAGTCCTACCGTAGATACATGAAAAATAATTTGCGATTGGCAACCATTACAGAAGAAGTCGCTTTACAAATATACATTGCGGACGGTCGGCATGCAGACATTGCCACTAAGTTTGGCGTGACAGGCGGAATTGTTAGTCAAATAAAACGTAGGGTTAGATGGAAGCGCATCCATCCTATTTTGGGTTGGGATTATGAAGCCGAAATACCAAATAGAAAGCGTTTCCCTAGACCCGGCGTGTTGAAAGAAGCTCTCCGCGAAAAGCGTGGGAAACCGGTAGAAAATGTAACTCTGGGGCTCGTTTTTCGATCACAGAGTGACGCACAAGATTATTTCGTAAACATAGCTCAGTCGAATATTAGCGCGTGTTGTCGTGGGAAAAATTTAACTGCTGGAGGCTACGTCTGGCGGTATATCACCAAGGAAGAGTATCACGAAAGAAAAAATTCTCAAAACCCCACTTTACTTCCCCAGAAAAGTGAGCTATAAACGAATCATCAAACGAACAGGAGAACAACATGAACGAGCAAGAGAAAATTCAAGCAACCGCCGACGCTGTAACCGCGAACATTTTCGAAGTTGCGTTAGGAGCGGTTTTGATTGTTGGCGGCGCGCATGCGCTGGGATTTTCCGGTATCGCGTTACTCGCGGCTGCTCTCGGCGTGATTTACATTTTATGCAGGCTTATAGCTGCTGCTTTTCGCGGATTCGAGGGGCTTACAGAAACGAGCCCCCGTGTCGCGCAAATAATCGCAAACCTGGCGACGTGGACAGCCCTTGGTTTTGGTTTGGTCGTGTTTACATACATTCGGTACGGTCATCTTTAATCAAACGAATAGGAGAACGACATGAACAAGACCCATAAAATCCTTTTTGCAGTAGCTCTTACGATATTCGGAGCTGAATATCGTAAGGCCCACGCTGAGACAACCGCCATGCGCGGTCCGAGCGGCGGAATAGTATACACCACAAAATGTTCAGGCTCCGCTGACGGTTGTTACTCTGAGGCGTCTAACACTTGCCGCGGCGGTTCTTACCAAATCATGTCATCAGAGAACCATGGCGGAGGTATCTTCGGTGATTCGCTGAACGGTCCAGTCCAGTACTATTCTATGAGCTATCAGTGCGGTCGTAGCGACGGTCGTCTGGCAGATTTCCCGCGCACAAGCCCATATTACGTTCCGCCGCGCCCGTTCATCGCCGAGTGCAGCGGCAACGGCTGGGGTGTTGGCTGCGCTGGCTGGAGATAATTTGAGATTTTGCTGCCAGATTTTGGTTGTAACCCACGACCCCCATGCAGCAAAATAAAAGGGGAGCGCCCAGTGCATCGATGAAACCCAATGGGGATGTGGCGCTCCCCTTAACAATTCAGGAATTCTGCTGCCAAAAAGGAATTGTAGCCCAATCTGGATATGCAGCAGGACAAACGATGGCGGGGCCACAATGGGAACGTAACCCATCTATTGCGTGCCCCGCCATCAACCCATTACGTAGAAAGGAAACCGAAATGAACCAGAAGAGAACGCTTGAGAGCCTCGCTCGCGACTCACTTAACAGGTTTGACGGCGACGTTGATCGCGCCGTGAATTATTTGAACAATCTACTGAAAGACGAAGAGTTGAGACAGACGATTGTCGAAGCGGCGATTGCCGAAGCTTGTAAGACATTTGTCTCGAAGGTTCATCGCGATCAACGTGAGGCGATAAAAAGCAACATTGTTTCGATCTCGAGCCGTATTGCGCAGGGCGCAATTCTAAGCGTCAAAGATAACGTAGAACAACTCTATGCGTATCCGCTAATGCGCGGCGTGAAGTTGGGCGATGCGACGCGTGTTGAAGTAAAAGAGCAGGCAGAGTTTCACGGGAAAACAGCTAAGGACGCCGTTCAAAAGCATGCGTGGTTTGAGAGCATCGTCAAACGGATGCCGGACGATAAGGTTCATGTTCGTGACGTGTTGTCGTCCGAAGATTTGTTCGCGCTTTACGAGGAGGCTCGCAAATGCGCTTGATCAATCAGAGTTCTGAGCAGGCCGTCTCCGTAGTGTTGACCAATACTCCTTTGTCGGCTCGGAAAACACGTAAAACCGTCAATCACGTGGAACCCATACCTGACATGTTTTACGTGTCAGAGAGCAGCCTCGGTCTCAAGTTGACTAAGGCTGCTCTCCCTAAAGTTTCAAAGAAACGGAAGACCATGGATGGTTCGGAGCCCACTAGAGCGCTGTCTTCCGAGGGTAGCGACATAACTCCTGGTGAGAATGTCGCTACCCACCCCCATTCAGATACGATTGACCGCGTCACCTATCTGTGGCGTCAGCGTCAGCGTTGGCATCGCGCCGAAAAATCTCTGATCCTTCAGGGCAAGGCATTATGCCGTGCGTTTGTCGAAGGCGGGGATAAGACCGTCGCCTCAAAATTGTTTGACGATGCGCAGGAAGGTAAGGCTGATATTGATCTCGCCATTAAGGCGGCGCTTGAACCGTTCTTCATGTCGATTCAGAATTTCAGTAAACCCCGTGCTGTTCTTGAAAGGCAAATCGAAAAACTGGCAAAAACATTACCAGGCGCTTCGTACGTCGCAAGCGTTCATGGCTTTGGTTTCCCCGGCTACGGGGGTCTGATTGGCGAAGCTGGCGATCTGACAAAATATCGTTCGGTCGCTGCTTTGTGGAAGCGTATGGGCGTTGCGGTAATCGGTGACGGTCGTCAGCGAAAAATATCTAATGCCGAAGATGCGCTTGTTCATGGGTATTCGCCTTCGCGTCGTTCACATTTGTGGAATATAGGTAATGGTGTGATTGGCGGAATGGGGAGGGGCAAGCGTCCAAGCCCCGGCGAGGACATTTCTTTGCGAGAAGATTGGACCGAGTTTCAAAAGCTTTTCGTAGAACGGTGTCGTTACGAGTGTGACCGAGATCCTGTTAAGTTTCCACTGGCGACTGTGACAGACAAGAAGACCGGAGAGATACGGGAGTCTTACCCAAAGCATGTTCAGTCTCGCGCTAAGCGTTATGTCGAGAAACGCTTGTTACGGAAACTTTATGCTGAATGGCGGCGTGAGATTTACGGCGTTAGCGGCGATCCGGATGACGCGGTATAGCGTCCAAAGGGGGCGGCCATAAATCGCGTGTAACACAAAGAACTCGTGCCGCCCCCAATAAATTTATGGAGAAGACTAAACTCCGCTTTACTTCCAACGTAAAGTAAGCTAAAACGCATCACTGTAAACGAGGAGTATAACACTGTGTCATTAAAATATTCCGATAAAGAATTGCACAGCGTTCTTAATCTAATCGAGAAACACGCCATACCCGAGCCGAATAGCGGCTGCCTGTTGTGGATGGGTTCTTTCTGCACTGATGGGTACCCTAAAGCAGGACGGGTTCGCGTGAATCGATTTATGTGCGAATACTATCACGGAGCTTCTGGAGAATATCTAGCGTGTCATAAATGTAATACGCCAGCGTGCGTAAATCCTGATCATTTATACGCTGGTACTGCAAAAACAAATTCAGATGATGCAAAAGCGAGAGGGACTTTTCAAAATTTACACAAAGCTAGAGACAAACAATGGTCAGAAATGACTACTGAAGAAAAGCATACACGAACGCAACCCGGTGTTAAAGGTATCATAAAATATTTGCATTCGTTAACTCAAGAAGAACGCACTGCAATTGCGAGACGCGCTGCAAATGCTCGCTGGCATAAAACGACTGGAGAAAACCAATGAACACTTTCTTGCCGTATGACGATTTCGCTCGTTCCGCTCGCTGCCTTGATCGTATGCGGTTGGGGAAAATGCGCGTCGAAACGCTGCAACTTTTAAAATCGTTAATTGACCCGACATACGGTTGGCGTAACCACCCCGCTTCGCGCATGTGGTCCAACCACGGTCGTAGCCTTGCGCGATACGGCGTAGCAGTTTGTGACGTCTGGATAGCCCGTGGTTATAAAGACACGTGTCGCGATAAAATACTAGAGTTAAACGCTCTATTTCCGCCCGATGATTCTGACCCAGAGTGGCTAGGTAACGAGCAATTTCATGCCAGTCACAGAAGCAATCTCTTGCGCAAGAGCCCCGAGTTCTACAGCCAGTATGGCTGGACCGAGTCGCCTGATCTCGAATATATTTGGCCGGTAAAGTAAGGAATTAACCAATGCTGACAGAAGAAGACAAAGCTCAGATGGATCATGAGCACGATATCAGTGATAAGATCGTAAAGTATCTTAGGCTGAAGCCTTTGTATTATAGTTATCACTGTGACGAAGATGACAAACGAATTTTTGGCGAGGGGCGAATCAGCATTTGTTTAAGCGAATTTTTCGAAGGGTTGACTGACGAGGCGAGTATTTACGTCGCGTTAAGGAAGACGGCGATTGACGGTCCGTGCGTATTTCAGTGGCGTTCACCGCTCATGGATTGTACGGGCGAGATTAAGCGCGCGGAATTCGACAGCCCGACGTGGTCGGAGGTGTTCCGGGCGGCTAATCAAGCGTATATCGACGGTCGGAGTCCGGACCACGCGTTTCTCGAGGGGATACATAACGAGGGGCGGTCTGGCGCGTATGAATTTTCTTTTGGGAGTTAAGAGGGATTTAGATATGACTGACTACACTGATTTAATCGCACGGCTGCGCGCTCCCGTGCCGACTGTCTATGACTGCAAAGACGCCGCCGACGCATTAGAAACACAGGCAAAGATAATTGAAGAACTGAAAGCTGAATTAGAAGCATTAAAAGCTTCAATGAGAGGCGACGATGACTAATTGGAAGCCAATAAAAGGCTACGAAGGCATTTATGAGGTGAGCGACGACGGCCACGTTAAAAGCTTGCCAAGGCCAAGAGCCAAGGGCGGCATATTAAAAACCAACGAACTCAATGCCGCGCCGCTTATCTGGGAGAGAAGGAATGACCTACGACCTTATCGCGATTATGCGCGGGGAAATTGAGGATTTGAAAGCAGAGATTTCAATTCTTAGAGGCGCATTAAAGCCGTTTGCTGACGTAGACGTTTCTGACTGCGCTGATGGCCACGTTTGCTATTTCTGGGGATTTGGCGAGAACGCTGGAAAGGTTAGCGCAGCCGAAGTCCGCGCCGCCCACGCCGCTTATCTGGGAGAGAAGGAATGAGCGATGATTTAGGAAAGCGGCTTAGTCTGCATCCAACGCTGCTTGAGGTAGCTGAGTGGCTAGAAGAGAAAGGCTATTCATATGAGGCCGATACGGTCCGCGAGGCCTGCCTAACGATTGGTAGTTTGGTGGCTGAGTTGGATAAGACCAAGCGGATTGCCAGTAAAGCCATTCGTGGAGAATAAGAATGACTGACGCCCTGATAAAAATGCTTGAAGAAGCCTCGGAGGATGATGCGCACTATATGTTCGCTCGTGGTCGTTTTACGAACAAGACGTTATTGAAAAAAGCCCGTGCTCACATCATAGAGTTGGAAGCGGCTCTGAAAATATTTGTTCTTACACCGACTTTTCAGCTTACCAACGGCGAATCCACAACCACAGCTATTGTGGTTTTTGAGGATGACTTAAAGAAAGCGGCGAGCCTTCTTGGAATTAACATTGACCTCCGCGCCGCCCGCGCCGCTCATCTGGGAGAGAAGGAATGACTGACTACACTAACACCTATCCCGACCTCGCGAATGTCGAAGACTGGCTAAACGCCAAGGGCTACACGGAAGAAGCGGGCCTATGCACGAAGGCGATGGATGAAATCAATCGGCTGCGGGAGGCGTTGAAGTTTTATGCTGACGATGACAACTGGCAGTTAAATGGACCTCTTGATGCAAACAGCGGAAACTTTACAGGTGGCCCCGCAACAGCCGCATTAAAGGAGAAGGGTAAATGACTAAGAAGCAAGAAGATATACTTGATGTATGGAATACCTATGTCGATGACGAAATGTCTACCGAATACGCCATTCAATACGTCGCAGATTTAACAGGTTGCCGATACGCGGAAGTCGTTCGCGCACTCATCGCCTCCGGCACTTTTAAGGAGGTTGTAAATGAGTGACGACATTGTCGAGCGGCTAAGAAGCCTATCAATCTTGGATGGCTGGCTCCCTATGATGGAAGAAGCTGCCGTCGAAATAGACCGTCAGCGAAAGGTCATATCGGCCATGATTGAGGACTGCCAATATCTGAAAGATAAACAGATAGAAGCCGCCGATGAAATCGAGAAGCTACGGGAGGCGTTGAAGCCTTTTGCGTTGAGCGAACATAAAATCGAACGCTGGTTTGGAATGGACATTCCAGACAGTTACAACGTCGTATCGCAATGGGTAACAGTTGGCGACCTACGCGCCGCAGCCGCCGCATTGAAGGAGACGGGTGATGAGTGACGAAGATTACGATCATGGATTTGCTGAAGGTTACTATCAAGGGCTTTCTACTGACAAGGAAAAATCGTTTTTAATTCTAGCTGCTAGAATAGATGAACTGAAAAAAGAGAACGAGAAGCTACGGGCGGCGTTGAAGCCTTTTGCTGACTGCGAAGTTTGGGAAGGATACAAGGGCTATGAGCGGTTTGTCGCCGGGATGTTCCACATTCACAACAAAGGAATGGACAGCCTTAACATAAGCCACATACGCGCCGCCCGCGCCGCTTATCTGGGAGAGAAAGATGACTGACGACCGTTTTGAGCGACTACAACGCTTAGCCGAACAATATGCCATTGAGCGCGACGCTTTTGAAGCAAAAGACAGGAAGATAAACGAATTACACGCCCGCATCGCGGAATTGGAAATTATCGCGCAATACGCTGGCGAAGACAACGCAATGGCAGAACATTACGCCGCCCGCATCGCGGAACTTGAAGCGGCGCTGAAACCGTTCGCTGACAAGGTTGAATATACCACCGGAACAAACGATGACGACTATATGGACCCGGTATTCAAACTTGGCGAGTGCCGCGCCGCCCGCGCCGCTTTGGGAGAGAAGGATGTGTGACCGGTTGCGCGATGCACAGTTGTTTTTAACCGGAGTATTGGCTGGTATTAGCGCCGCTCTTTGGATTTTCCGTTACTATTTAGCGGATAGGAAGCGAGCGGAAATGTTGAGCGAAGAACGCCGCGCCGCCCGCGCCGCTTATCTGGGGGAGAAGAAATGAGTGACTTAATGCTGCTTGGCATATTGCGTATGCCATTGGACGACACGCCGGAAGGCTTGGGCGTAATTGCATGGACGCAGATTAAGAGCGTTATGCGAGAAGCCGCAAACAGAATAGAAGCTGACGCCGCCCGCATCGCGGAACTTGAAGCCGCGTTTGAGCAGGCTGCAAATGATATGCGGCCAATGCTTCGCAGCATGATTTCGCGTGGTGAAGCCGCAGAGATTGTCAGACGCGCCGCCCGCGCCGCTTTGGAGAATAAGAATGACTGACGCAGAAGACGCCGCCGAAAAATGGTGGAAAGAAAAGATGGCTGAGGACGTGCCGAATAACGATGATTTAGACGACTTGGCGGTTGCTTACCTTGACGGGGTTGAGCGTGGCAAGGACGCAGCCCGCGCCCGCATCGCGGAACTTAAAGCGGCGCTGAAGCCGTTTGCTGACAAGGCGGATAAAGCCGAAGGCCCGTTTGAGCCGCCGTATCCTGTGGACTATTCGTTATGGAGAGCCGCCCGCGCCGCTTTGGAGAAGAAAGATGACTGACTTCTCCAGCACCTACCCCGACCTTGTGAATGTCGAAGACTGGCTAAACGCCAAGGGCTACACGGGTGAAGCCGGTGCATGTCATCAGGCGATGAGTTTAATCCGTAGCCAAGAGAAGCGTATCGCTGACTTGCGTAAAGAAGCTGACATGATGCACAGCGAATACAAGACAGCCATCACCCGCATAAACGAATTAGAAGCCGCATTAAAGCCGTTCGCTAACGTTGCAGAAGAAGTTAATGCAGACAAGCTCCGCTATTGTGACATTGAAATTTGGGTAGCGGTCGCAGACCTCCGCGCCGCCTGCGCCGCTTTGGACAAAACTCCAGAAGACTGGAGCCACAAGAACGATGGATGGAGATGATGGCTGTCAATCCAAAAAGCCTAAAGATTGCGGCGAGTGCTTATCTTGATAGATTGGAAAAAGTAATGACTAACTCCCCCGACACCCGAGACGCCGATGTGCTCGCCGTGGCGCAAGCATTTCGAAAAGTTATACAAGATAACTTTTCGAATGACTTCGCCTCGACGATGGCCACGATGCAGACTGCACTTGCTATGGCGCTCATCGACCTGACCGAATCACAAAGCATGACCGCTGTTCAGCGTGAGGCGGTTTACAATAACTTCGGTGCCTCTCTGAAGATGGCTTATGACCTTATGCGGAATCCGCCGGTGGAGAATAAACCGTGAAAGATAAAACACATGACGAGAAGCTCGATCAGATTTTAGTTGGTGCAGTCATCGTTGGGCTTGTAATCGTTCTTGCGCTCGTCGGTCTTGGTTACGCAGTTGGGCGGTTACTCGGATGTTGACAAATCCATATCTTAATTTGTGTTTCGGACTGATTTGCGGGGCGGTCGCTGTTGCCTTTACGACACCGCTACCTCGAACGAATGGTGCTTGCTCAACGTATAGCGTCGAGAACCGAAAAGCTGTCGCTTACGTTCTTCGACCCCCGGAAACAAAACCAGAAACTTGCGTTCCGGCTCGTGTACCCAAATGCGAACCTGTCGCTGCTCCGGAGCCAGAGAAAGTCGAAGCGCCGGTCGAGGAAAAACCTTCGCGTCGACATCGTCGACATTCACGTATTCGGAGGTATTGGCGATGACCCCGCGACTGAAACCCTCAACTACGGGGTCCGCTCCGAAACTCGGTAGCTTTGCTAAACACTCACACCCATTCGTTAGAGTGATCTGGGAAGAAATTATCGCGCGGAAAGTTAGCGTCCATAGCGTTGCGAAAGCGGCTGGACTAGACCCCTCGTCCTTGTACAAATGGCGAAAATCTTCAAAAGGCCCTACTTTGGGTCAGGTTGACGATATTCTATCGGTGTTGGGTTACGAGCTGATTGTTCGTAAAAAAGACTAAAGCGGGCTTTACTTTAGTAATAAAGTAAGCTATAAACGGGGCGTTGTAAACGAGGAGAAAACGAGATGGCTTACCTTATTCGCTACGACGCCCCCCAGACGGTAGACGACGAATTCGATTACCTTGAAAATGTCGTCGCTGAGATCGTCGCCGATTTTATCGGTCACGATACTGTCATTGGTTACGTTTATGTAAATAAAGACGGAAAGCTCCGTCGTCAGCTTTGCGGTTGGCTTTGAGCCCCACCGCTATACAAAAACTCATTCGGCGTTTGAAGGTTGAACTTTCAGACGCCGAATGGGCGGGGGACGAGCGCCTCGCGGCGACTCTCCGAAAGAAACTCGAGACGCTACTTTTTAAAAAGAGCGTAGGCGAAACTCATGACTGGGAGTTTTAGATGACTTATGTACTGATGGTAAAAGACACTAAGGGGCACGGGCGCGAGATCGCGAAGAAATTCGGAGGCCGTCAAGTCGAAGGCGGCACGCTGCGAGACGTTTACGAGTTCGAAGATTACGATAGCCTTTACGCAGCGACGGATGAAATCTCTCAACAGGGGATGACGCTCGAAAGCTACGCGAATCAGGAACGGGTATACGCGCCGTGGAACGCTTGCTGGGATGCGGCGGATATTTTTTGGAAGCTTGACGAGCCCGACGACATCATGATGGCATTGAGCACGTTGCTTGGTGTTTTCAAGACGCTGTATAAGAAAGAATATCAGGAAGAAGTCTTAGAACGGGTTATTGAGTCTGCGCTTGAGATGGAAGATCCAACTGAGAACGAAGAGGAATAAACGATGAGCGATTTACTAGTGACAGTTAACTCACCGACATCACGCGGTACCAAATACATCGAAAAGATGTATCCGCCGCTCAGCGCCGAATACATCGACTGGACAGGTTGCTCAGACGGTACCGAAGACACGGTTCTTTTATTGAGCGAAACGCAGTTTGAACAGCTTATCGAGCGACTCAGTAAGTTGAAGACCAAGTATATCCTCGAGACTATGCCCGCGAATCAGCCGTTTAAGATTGGGTCAAGTCGGGAATATGCAAAGCGTCGAATTGAGCGCACAGAGGAACTCCGCAAGCTTAGAGAAGGATAACGAGATGATGTTTGAGTGCGGAATATATAAAATCGAAAATACGCAGACAGGCGATTTTTATATCGGCTCCTCGTTTGAATTAGATGCGCGAGAATGGTCTCATTTTAATAAATTCAAACGAGGAAAACACACTAAGAAATTAAAGGCTGCATGGGAGGCTGAAGCGGATAAAAGCGTTTTCAAATTTACGATCGTTTTCTATTGTCGACGAGAGGACCTTGAATTTTTCGAACAAAGATCGTTAGACGTTTATCAACCCGCGTACAACGCCCGTAAGAAAACTGCTAGAGGCGAAAAACCTAAAAATCATGGCGAGTTGACTTCGCAGGGTCTCGCCACTTTTTGGGTTTCACCGGAAGGTGAACGTTCTAAGAAAGAACGGGGGGAAAATCAAAAACTTTTTTATCAAACCGACGAAGGTCTTCAGGCCGCTAAAGAAATTAGCCTTCGCGTCACGGAGGATTGGTCCGGGGAAAAAGGTGACGAAAGACGTATTACGCAAGGGGCTAAAGTAAGTAAATCGAAAAAGGCGTATCATCAAACAGATGAAGGTACGTTAGCAACAAAGCAACAAGGAGAGCGCTTATCGGCGTGGTACGACGATACTGAGGAAGGACGCGCAAAAGCGAAAGAAATCAGTGAACGTGAGTCAAAATCAAAGACAGAATATTTTAAAACAGAGCGTGGAATAGCTCAAGCTAAAGAACATAGCTTAAGGGTAAGCGGATTGAATGCGCCAAGGTGTACGATAACCGCCGAACAGTTGAAGGGTATACGAGAAGCGACAGGTACCACCGCGCATATTGCTCGATTATTCAATGTAACGTGGGGTGTTGTAGACGGTATCCGAAAAGGTCGAACATATAAACAATAAGGAAACAAAACTATGACAACGATTGACTCTGATGAAATCCTTCACATCCTAAAAAAGGTTGTGGATAAAATAGAAGACCAACGCGCGAGGGAAACAGGCGGTCTTTCTCCGACCGCGCCGCCGCTGTCAGAGCGTAAACGCGCACCGCGTTACCCTCTCCGCGAAGACGTCGGAACAGTTTTTCGGTCAAAACCCGATTATGATTGGACATGTCCATATTGCTTAAAACCAATTATGGAAAACGACATGATCGTCGCTTTTTCTCCACGCCCCGGCGCACGCACGACATACGCGCACGCATATTGCGACTCTATCGAGGAGGCATATTGCCGTGAGCTGGACAGAGACTGAAGATCAGCTCCTTCAGCAGCTTGTCTCTGAAGGACTCCCCACGCGGGAAATTGGTAAGCGATTGGGAAGAACGCGCAACGCGGTTTGCGGTCGTGTGTTCCGGCTTAGAAAATTGGGGGAAGTCGAGTTTACACGTAAACCAGAAACCCCCGCGCCAAAACCGGGCCGTCCGCGTAAGCCGCGAAAGGTCAAGCCGATTGACGCGCCTAAGAACCTTTGGGAGTCGATTTTCGATTTAGGGAATAACGACTGCCGGTTTCCGGTAGGCGCTAAGTTTTGCTGCAAACCAAAGAAAGAAGGGTCGTCATATTGCCAAGAGCATTATGACATCGCTTACTATGTGAGAGGAAAATAAGATGACGATTGTTTTTGTTCGTGGAACGAGTGGTAGTGGGAAGTCTACTCTAGTGCGTGAGATTATGTCAGGCTACACAACTAAGGAGCCGGAGTTTGTTGAAAAACGTAAGCAACCATGGAGTTATACACTGACAGAGCCTGGTAAAAAACCTCTGTATGTGTTAGGTCATTATGAGGTTGCATGCGGTGGGTGTGACACGCTCCCGACGCTTGATATAATATTCAACATGATCAAGGCGGCTCATGCTGATGGCAAGCATGTTATCGCCGAGGGCATGCTGCTCGCTTCTGACGTCAAGCGTGCTGTTGCTGTTGCTGAGGAAACTAATGACGTTCTAATCGTTAGTTTAACCACACCCATCGATCAGTGTTGCGACAACATTCGCACACGGCGTGCGTTGAAGGGCAACGACAAAGAATTAAACGAAACGAACACGCGCAACCGTCATAACTATGAGCAAAAGCAGATAGAAAAGCTCAAGGCGGCTAACGTAGATATACGAGCATTAACATATGACGGAGCTCTCGAAACCATCCGACGCGCTTTTAACTGACGAGCAGCACACTGAGTTAAAAACTCAGTGGCTAAACAACGAAATTTCTCACGCAGACTTTATGTGGCTCTGCGGACATGGGGAAGATAGCTATGCATTGTATTACAGCCAGAAATCCAGCCGAAGGTCTAAGAATCGCAATAAAGCGACTCACGGAAAATCCGAATATTATTGATACGCGTAACGGACCGGCGAACACGTTCGACGCGCCGTTGATGGTGCATTTCACGCACCCCAAGGAATGCTTCGTTGGCGATCCGGCGAGGGACGCGAATCCATTCTTCGCGTTGGCAGAGGCGTTTTGGCTATTGGCAGGGCGCGACGATTCAGCGTTCATGGATAACTACGTCAAGACGTTCGGATCACGTTATGCGGACGATGGCGTTTTAATTGGTAGCTACGGGAAGAGGTGGCGAAGTCATTTTGGGTTTGATCAATTAACAGCGTTAATTGATAAACTCCGCTCTGACCCCGGTACGCGCCAAGCCGTCATTCAGATGTGGGAGGCGGCGGATATGACAAAAGTTGTCAAGGACCGCCCGTGTAACACGTCAGTAATATTCCGCATCCGCAAGGGTAATCTGGATATGCTGATTACGAACCGCAGCAACGACATTATAAATGGGATGATGGGCTATAACCCTACGCAGTTCTCCATGCTGCAAAGGGTGATAGCGGATCATCTCGGTATACCAGTTGGTAAGTATTGGGTGTGCTCGAATGATGCGCATATCTATATCGAGGATCTGGAGGCGCTGAATAAACGCGGGGCGCTTACTAAAAGCGTGTATCCGCCGAAGAAGTTTTTGAAGATCGTCGAGAACGTCTTGTTGTGGGAAAATGACCTGCGGAGATTGATGGAAGCGCTCGATAAGCTCCACGCCTCCGGCAAAACAGATGAACCCGAGTTGGCAAATACGTTCTTATCGCAGGTCGTGTTTCGTGCTTGCGTTGCGTATTATTATCACAAGGACGGGCGGCGGTCGGAGAGTTGGCTTATGGCCGATCAGATTGCCGATTTGTCTTGGCGTCAGTTTTGCGTTGATTGGCTCGAGCGTCGGGGGAAGAAATGATTGATGAAGAAACATTTGTTCACGATCCGCGCCGCGCCGGAGACGTGAAACGATATCACGCACAGACGCATTTAGTTCCACAGTCGGTCGCTGCGCATTCGTGGAATTTAGCGCGTATCGTTACCACGATATGGCCGGAAGTACCGAAGCATGTTATTGTGTATTGCATTTATCACGATATCGCAGAAGGCGCTTGCGGGGATTTACCCTATACGACTAAGCTCCGCAGCGCGGCCATAAAAGAGAACATGGATTTACTCGAAACGGGGGCGGTTCGAACAATGATAGGGATTTGGGGTATCCCGGGGCTACCTAAATTGACGGACGAAGAAAAGAGATTTGTGAAAGCCGCGGAATACGTGGAGTTTGCTGAGTATTCTTGGAATGAGAAAAATCTCGGTAATAAATACATACAAGTCGTCTTGGATCGAGTTTTACCGTTGATTAACGCGACGAAGTTCAAAGACACGTATTTGAATACGAGATTTCACTCGTATGTAAAGCAGAGAAAGCTTTACGAAGAGGGGGTTTTAAAATGACGAACGTTGACGATACGCTAGACGAGCGCGGAACAAAGTATGGCGATTATGGGGAGCAAGCGGCGATCGTCGAGCGGCTGATCGAAACGATCCGTAAGTCACCGAACTGGGACCATATGCCGGCAACACATCGTGTAGCGCTTT